GTGGAACAGACAAGAAAAGGAATACTCCCTACTCTTATATGTCTAGCTCTAAAATACCTTTTTACTTTGCTAAACAATGGATGAATAACAAAGGGTTGTTTAAAACTAAAGGAAGCACTATAACAAGTTTAGCAGGTAAACAGTACAAGGTAGGCTCTAAAGATTCTCAAGCATTCGCAATGGCTAGAAGTTGGAAAGAGAAAGGAACTAAGGGTAACCACTTTTATGACAATGTAGTAACAGAGGCAAGGCTCGACAAACTTAAAAAGGACTTAGCAAGTGCAGCAGCAGGAGACTTAAAAACAGTAATAACGGACACATTCAAAAGACTTAAATAAATGGCAATAACTATAAATGCAACTCCTAAAGACTTTGCTCCTGTTTACAATAAAATGGAGTATCTTATAGAATCCACTAATGTAGCACAACCAAACTTTGCTTATTTAGTAGATATCTATATTAATTTTGCAGTAACAAAGACAGCACGTTTAAGAATACCTGCAAGACCATCGGACAATAAGGGAAAGGTAGATATCCATAGAGTATTAGAATCTGCTCTTACATCAGACATAGGTAACCCACTAGGAACTGACTCAGTATATGATGCTACTAATAGTTTTCTAACTTATGTTATTAAATTCGGAGAGGAATACGGTACAACAATAGTACAATATCCAGACCTTACTATAGATACTATTAGAAAGACCTTTAACGGTAGCTTAGAAAAAAGACCTTTTGTTAATTGGGATGACACAGAATACGAGCTAGACGGAGCTACCAAAAAGTTTATGACTAATATGCCTAATGATAATAAGGTGTCTTTAGACTCTCATGGATGGCTTTACTACAGAGGGTTTCCTTTTATTACTGATTTTGTTATTGTAAGGTTTTTAACAGGTGGAGCAGTCCAGAGCGTACAGATAGATGCTGCTGCTTCTGCTGCAAATATAAGATTTGTGCCATCTGCTCCTGCCACTTTAAACAATATAGATAATTCTAATTTTACAGCAGGCGCACAGCCTATAATTACATCCGACACAGAGCGATATTACATGATAGCTTTAGATAGTGGTGGCAATGTTGTTTCTGAACAAAAACACTTTACACTACAGGAGGCTTGCAAGTACAATACTAATACCTTAATATTTCAGAACAATCTAGGAGGGTTCGATAACTTTACATTCTATTTAGGCGATATGTCTATGACAGATATTGAGAGAAAGGACATGAAGGTAAACGTAGACAATGTAGTAGGAAACGATATAGTGTACTCAATGAATGAGCGCGAAAAGGTAACATACTACACTAAAAAAAGCGAGACTATAAAATTAATGTCAGATTGGATAACAGAAGCAGAAAGCAACTGGCTACTAGAATTAATTTCAAGTCCTGAGATATACCTACAGAATGGAGATGAACTTACAGCAGTAGCTAAGATTAAAGCAACCAACTACACTAAGAAAAAAGTAGTAAGGGATAAGCTATTCAAAATAGATGTAGAGCTTGAGCTAGGTTATGACGATTACAGACAACGTATATAAATGGTTACAGAGAAACTTATAATAGAGGGAGTTACTATACCGATAGACAAGGGTATTTCTACTGTGCTAACTTTTAGCATCAAAGATATTCAACAACCCGATAAGGTAAAGTCTAGTTTTAGTAAGACAATTAAGCTACCGGGAAGTAAAGCAATAAATGATAAGCTAAATTTTATCTTTGAGGTAAATAGCGATTCTACATTTAACCCTAACTTGAAACTAGATGCGGTTTACTATCAAAATGACATAGCAGTATTTAGTGGTTTTATACAGTTAAAAGACATTCACAAAAAAGACTATAACCAAGTTGAATATAGCGTAGTGCTATTTGGAGAAACTGCTAATATCTTTAGAGAGCTAGGTAACAAGTTTCTGAATGACTCAGGTATGTTATGGAATGAGTTAGACCATGACTATACAAGAGTAATACAAGAAAATAGTTGGCAGACCTCATACATAGAAAATGGAGTAGTTACACCGTTTCAACTTGGAAGCGGATATGTTTATCCAATGATTAACTACGGGAACGATACAGATATAAGCGTGTACAATGTTGATGAGATGTTTCCTGCTGTTTATGCTAAGGAATACATAGATAGAATGTTTGCGGATTCAGGCTATACCTATACATCGACATTTTTAAACAGTCTACTATTTAAGCGTTTAATCATCCCTTTTAATGGCAAAGAATTTAAAAGTACTCAAACAGATTTAAGTCCTAGAAGGGTAGAGGCAAATACACCTTTATTTGTATCTAGTGGAAGTAATAACTTTACTTTAGATTCATCTATTTACTCAAGCAATAGCTTCGTAGAAAATACAGTAAGACTTTCTAATGAGGTTGTAGACGCAAATAACCAATACAACTCAACTACAGGGGAGCTAACAATAGGAGCAACTGGTTTGTATAGAATTTCATTTGATGCAATTATACAAATGGAAACAACTCCACAAGCAGGCGCAGCAGCAGCAGGGGATTTAATAGCAAATGGAAACGCTAATTTTTTGAATAATTTTGGAGTTTATGTGAATGGGGTATTTCAAAACGCTGTAACCTCTTACACTTTTGCAAATAATTTAACTCCTGCTGTAACTTATCAAACAGCTAACCCTACATTATACCCAGATAACAACTTTTTAAATCCTCCAGGAAATGGACTTGTTTCCAGAAACTACAACCCGCCAAACCAATATCAAGTAAATACAGACATACAATTAAATTCTGGAGATGTAGTAACTATTAAAATAGCTAGTGCTTGGAATCTTAGGGTGTTCAATTCTTCTGTAAATGGATATCCATTTCTACCTCTTTCTCAATTTAAACCTTACTATGATGTTAATAGTACACCTTCGCCACCTGTACAAATTAAAGACGAGTACGATGCAGATTTTAAAATAATATTGTCTAGCGCGAATCTTTCTTTAAACATATTAGACTCTCCTTATTTAGAGGGCGACACAGTAGACATGGCTAGCGCTATCCCTGACAAGGTAAAACAAAGAGATTTTCTAACGTCTATTATAAAGATGTTTAACCTCTATATGATACCCGACGAGAATAACCCTAAGAATATTATAATAGAACCTAGAGAGGATTTTTATACTACAGATGTAATAGACTGGAGTCAAAAGCTAGACTATTCTAAAGAGCATAATCTTACACCAACTGCTGTAACTAATAAGCAAAAATACATATACACTTACAAGCAAGATGCTGACTATTACAATAAGAAATATGAATCTAGTTGGCTAGATATATACGGAAGTAGAAACGTGTATCTCGAAAATGACTTTAATAAAACAGACCACAAAACAGAGCTTATCTTTTCGCCTACTCCAATGGTAGGGCAGCTAACAAATGATAGAGTAGTAAGCACAATAATAGATGTGGATGAGACGCTACAGCAAAAGACTATTAAGTCAAATATTAGAATACTTTACTATTCAGGTTTAAAAGATAGTATAATTAACTGGACTCATGAAGCTATATCTGGAGATGTTATACAGACTCGCTATCCTTATGCTGCACATTTCGATGACCCATATACTCCGACTATAGATATTAATTTCGGACTACCAAGAGAAATATACTGGGATAATACTTGGTCGAGTATTACGATAACTAATGCAAACCTTTATGAAACATATCACAGAAAAGAATTTGAGCAGCTTACAAATAAAGACAGTAAGATATTTAAAGGTTACTTTTTGTTAAACCCTACAGATATTGCTAACCTATCATTTAGACCTAGTTACTTTTTTGATAATGAATACTGGACACTACATAAGGTTATGTACAGTAGCTCGATTTATCAACCTAGTAAATGCGAGTTCTTAAAATTAAAGTCAGTTCCTATACCAACATCAACATCGGCATTGGTATCGGCAGGTAGAGCTTTTATAGGCGACGAGGAAGCACCAAACATTTATAAAAATACTCTATCAGGAAACAATGTATTAAATACTAAGTCTAACCATGTAGATGGCTTAAACAACTTTATAGACAGAACTGCAATGTTTGTAGATATAAAAGGAGATTCAAATAAGGTATCTACTAATGCTAAAAACATAACTATATCAGGAGACAATAATATTATCTATCCAGATTTAGAGAATGTAAGCCTAATTAATACAAGTGGAGTAACTATAACAGAGTCTAATGTAGCTTATGTAAATGGCGAGATTAAAGGAGCAGGAAGCGTATTAACAATAGATACTAGTACTACAGCGGACGAAAGTATTACTACTTATTTATGCGATACCTCAAGCAACAAAATTACTGTTACCCTGCCTGAGTTTCCAACAGTAGGAAAGGTTTGGAACTTTAAAAAGATAGCTGTAAATTTTGTAATGATAATAAGAACTCCTCTTGGTTCTGCAACCACTATAGACGGTTTAGCAGATATACGAGTTACTGGCTACAATAATTCATACTCTGTTCAATTTGACGGAATAAACTATAAAATAATATAACATGACATACATCCCAGACATATACAGCGGAGTTATATCAGTACCTATAAATACTACATTAATGATTACATTTAATAGTCAAATGATTAACTACGGAGGTTTAAACATACAAGGGGTTTTAGTTATACAAGGAGATTTAATATTAAAATAAAAATACAATGGCAAATATACAAATAGGCGCAGCAGCAGGAACTACTTTAGGCAACCCACCAAGCGGAGACTTTTACATCTTTATAGATAGTGATAATGTGAACGCCTACACTTTAAGAGATAGCTCAGGAACAGATACAATACTAGGAAGCGCAAACCCTGCAACCTTATACGGTCTTTATTCGCAAACTGTACAAAGCGCAACTATTACAAATACAGTAACAGAAACAAGTATTGTGGGAACTGGAGTAGGTAGCTTGACTGTACCTGCTGACTTTTTTACCGTAGGCGATTCTTATCATGGAAAAATAGGAGGAGTTATTTCTGCTCAAAATGGAGACGATGTAACTTTAAGAATTAAAACAGGAACAACAGTATTAGCAAGTACAGGAGCAATATCTTTAAGTCCAGTAACTGGTTTAGGATGGGAGCTAGAGCTAGACTTTACAATAGCAGCAATAGGAGCAACTGGAACTATTTGCACCAATGGAAACTTTGCATATAATAGAGACACAGGAAGTTTAGAGGGTTTTGTATTTCAGGACGTACAAGCAATAGACACTACTGCGAGTAATACACTAGACATAACCGTAGAATGGGGGCAAGCTAAAGCTCAAGACCAAATATACAGCGCAAACTTTGTACTATATAAAACTTACTAAGAATGGCAGACGATAAGGTAGCATTAGAAATATTTATAGAAGCAGACAAAGCTCAAATGTCTTTAGGAGATTTAGAGGCAGGCTTTGATTCTATGAAGGAAAGACTTAAAGAAGTAGGTAGAGGTAGCGAGGAATTTAAAACCCTTTCTACGGCAATGGCTAACACCTCCAAAGAAATCAAGAATATAGAGCTAGGCTTTGAAGGTTTGGACAGAGAGCAGGTAGCTAGTGAACTCGGAAGTGTTGCAGGAGCTGTAGGAGATGTAACAGCTAGTCTAGTCTTAATGGGTGGAGAATCTGAAACAATGGAGCAGATAGGCGCAAGTATTGAAAAAGCTATGGCTATTTCTATGGGGTTCAAAGGAGCTATAGAAGGGTTAAGCTCTGCAAATAAACTTTATAATAACTTACTAAAACAAGGTAAAGTCGCGCTTATTGCTAAGACAGTAGTAGAGAAAGCAGCAGCAGCAGGAACATGGTTACTTAATGCAGCTAACAAGGCATTGAACATTACTTTAAAAGCTAACCCTATCGGATTAATAGTTACTGCTCTAGGTTTAGTAGTAGCTGGGGTAGTATATTTTAAGGATTCTATAATGAGCTTAATAGATACAGCTTTAAAACCATTTCAATGGATTATAGACATTCTCATTGATGGCTTACAAGCTATGGGTATTATGGCAAGTGATGAAGCTATAGCTCAAGAGAAAGCAGCAGAAAAGAAAATAGAAAGCTATCGGAAGCAAGCAAAAGAACTAGAAAAACTAAGAGAGGCACATGAGAGATTATCTGAAAAGGTATTAGGCGATTTGGAATATGAACTAGAATTACTAAAAGCTAAAGGAGAAGATACAGCAGAAGCAGAATGGGATATAGTAAACCAAAAAAAGAAAGCAGCAAAAGAAGCTAAAAAAATAGCACAGGACGAATATAACAACTCTAAGAAATTAATAGACCTAAGAAGGGCGCAAAATAAAGAGGTAACAGACGAGGACATTCAAGCTCTTAATGCTTTAGTTGATAACGTACACGCTACTAGAGACGCTTACACAGATGCCACAAGAGACCAGACTATATTTTTTGCTAACCGTAAAAGACAAAGAAAAGAGGACAGAGAAGCAGAAGCAGAAGCGGATAAAAAAGCAGCAGCAGAGGCAGAAGCAGCAAGACAAAAGGCATGGGAAGCAGGAGCAGCAGATAGAGCTATGGCTAGGTCTAAAGAACAGCAAGCTAAGAAGGATGCTTTAATGGAGGACATCGAAAGGGTAGAGATAGATAAGACCATGCAGACTGAGGAGCTAGATAGGCACTCAATACATATAGAGGGGTTAATATCTAACGAGCAAGCTCTAAGAGATGCAATGATTCAGTTTTCAGATGCGCAGTTAATAAAGATAGAGGAGGAAAGACAGGCAAGACTAGCAGCTAACCAAGAAAGACTAGAAAGCGCATCTCAAGTAATCGGAGCAATAGGTAGCTTAAATAGTGCAGCATTAGCAAATGACCTAAAGAATGCAGGCAATAATGAAGCACTAAAAGAGAAGTTAAGAAAGGCTAGTTTTGAACGTGAAAAGAAACTAAACATAGCAATGGCTTTGGTAAATGGCGCACAGGCTCAAATGTCTATACTAGCGCAAACACCCAAAGCAGATTTTGGAATCGCCACAGCTATAGCAATGGCAGCAGCAGCAGTTACAACTATAGCACAGATAGCAGCAATTAAAGCCACATCTTATCAAGGTGGCGGTAGTCCTGCAAGCCCTGAAACAAGTACAGCACCAAGTGCAGGAGGAGCAGGAGCAGCAGGTGGAGGAGCAGCCATAAGTCCAGTAAGTAACACTAGCACTATACTAGGTAATCAACAAGTATATGTAACTGAAACAGACATAACAGAAACACAAAATAATGTAAGCGTAATAGAAGAAAGCGCAACTTTTTAAAATAATAGATATGGAAAAAATAGAAGTATTTGAACTGGTAATAGACACCGACGATGAAAGCGGAGTAACAGCTATAGCTTTAGTAGACCAACCTGCAATAGACTCAAATTGGATGGCATTTAGTCAGCAGACAGAGTACAAGTTTAACATTAAAGACGAGGAGAAGCGAATAATAGAAGGCTACTTTATGGTTGCTGATTTACTTATCCCTAGAATAGGAGAGCAAGGCGAAAAGTTCTTTGTAAAGTTCTCAGCTAAGACAATAGAACAGATAAGAGAAAAACAAAGTAGGTTAGGTTTAAACAATAACTTTAATTTAATGCATGACCCTAGACAAATAGCAGAAGGGGTTTATATGTTAGATAACCTTATTATAGACAATGAAAGAGGTAAGGTAGCTCCAAAAGAATTTGAGAAAGTTCCTAACGGTAGTTTGTGGGGTTCTGCAAAAGTTGACAATGACGAAATATGGGAGCAAGTAAAGGCAGGGGAGTTCTCGGGATTTAGTGTAGAAGGTATGTTTAAACAACTTGAACCTGTAACAATGGACGAGGAAACAATAAACAAAATAATCAAAACTATACAAGATTTTGAAAAAAGTATAGATGACAATGTACAACTAAGTAACAAACAAACAATAGATAATATGAGTAAAGAAACTTTAGACAAAGTAAAGAGCTTAATTTTTGGCGAAGAAACAACAGAGGTAGCTGTAGAGGCAACTCCAGAAGTAACCGAAGTTAAGTTGATGGCTGCTGAATTAGCAGATGGAACAATGGTTAACATCGACCCAGCTTTAGAAGTTGGTGCAGTAGTAACTGTTGAAGTAGAGGGCGAAGTAGCTCCAATGCCAAACGGAGATTATCCACTAGCAGACGGAACAGTAGTAACTGTAATGGAGGGAGCAATTTCTGACATTAAAGAAGTAGAAGCAGAGGAGGAGGAAGCAATGGAAACAGAAGCAACTCCAAAAGCTGAAACAGTAACAGAAGCAAAGATTCGTAAAATTATTGAATCAACTGAAACTGTATTCAATGAGCAATTTGCAAAACTTACAGAGGAGTTAGAAACTGTTAAAGCAGAATTTGCTAAATACAAAGAAGAAGCAGATACAAAAGAGAAAGCTATGTTTTCAGCAGTAGAGGAATTAGCTAACGAATCTAGCGTAGCACCAATTAAGAAAAAAAGAAGCGGTGTAATTTCACCAAAAAAGAAATCAATTTTTACAGTAAATAAATAAACATTAAAAAAAAATTATTATGGGTTTTGAATTAGGAACATTATCAGCATACATAGAAGACCAAGACTTTCCATTGATTGCACAGATGCAAGCAACAGGAGGATTAGCAGCAGTAGCAGATATTCAAACAGGAATTAAAGGGAGTTCACATTTACAGTTTTTATCAACTGATGTTATTTTTGGAGCAGATGGCTGCACAAGAACAGGAAACGCAGATACGGACATCACACAAAAAACTTTAACTGTCGGAGCAATCGCTGTGTCAGAAGATTTATGCGTAAAAGACCTTAACGGATACTGGGCGCAAGTTCTAGTGAAGAAAGGAGCAGCAGGAGAGGAAGAAATGCCAGCAGAAATCGAAGCGGTTTACATGGAAAAGAAGATGAATGCAATGCAGAATCAACTTACTATCTCTGACTTTCAAGGAGACACAGCAAGTGCAACAAATAACTTGTCTTACTATGACGGTCTTTTGAAAATTGTAGATGCAGGTGCGCCAGTAGATGGTAACACAGGAGCTGTAACAGTAGCAACTGGAATCTCAAGCTCTAACGTACTAGACATCTTAGATGGTATGTGGGAAAGCATCCCTGATAATATCTCTGAAGCAGACGACCTTTCATTATGGGTGCCGACATCAGTTTACAAAAAATATGTAGTAGCACTTAAAAACGCTAACTTATTCCACTATTCTGGAGATGGCGAGCAAGTAAACCTTTACGGAACTAACGTAGCTTTAAGAAGCACAGTAGGACTACCGGGAGCAGCAGGAGACGAGAGAATGATTTTAACAAGAGACTCTAACGTAGTTATCGGAATGGACGGAGACGCTGACGAGGACGCAATGAAAGTGCGTTTAGACCCAGTTACTGAAAAGAACATTTTCTTCGATGTTACCTTCAAACGTGGCGTACAAGTACGATTTGTAGACGAATGTGTACAGTTCACATTAATTCCTTAATAGGACTTTAACAATTAACTAAGAGAGGGGTGGGTAAAATACCTTACCCCTTTTTTTATAAACATTAAAAAAAATATAAAATTATGGCATGTGCATTAACACAAGGTAGAGCTATTGACTGCAGAAACTCCACAGGAGGAATCTCAGAAATTTTAATTGCTAACTTTGGAGATATAACAATAGACACAGTAGCATCAGGAGTAATTACAGCATTAACTCAAGCAGGAGCTACTAACTTTTACCGTTACTCTTTAGAAAAGGAAAACGGTTCTTTAATAGAAACTCACACAGGTTCTTTAGAGAATGGAACTAATTTCTACGATTCTGTTTTAGACTTTAACACTAAGAATTTAACAGCATCAGAAAACGAGGAGTTAACACTTTTAGACCAAGCTCAGTTATTCGTAATTGTAAAAGACATGAACGATAAATACTGGACAGTAGGAGCTTATCATGCAGCAGATAAATTAAGCGGTACATCAGTTACAGGCGCAGCTATGGGCGACCATAATGGCTACACGTATAGCATAAGCTCTAAGGAAGCAAAGCGGATGCTAGAAGTTGATATTACAGTAATTGAAGGTTTAACAATAGCATAGTTTTAAACAACTAATTAAGGAGAGGGTAGCATTAATTTGTTACCCTTTTTTTATGCTCAAAAATAAAATACTTACAAAAAAGTTTGGTTTTGTCAATAATTGCTTAGAGCCATTTTAAAGCGTTTTAAGACACTTTCGCCTTTCGCTAGTATGCTACTATTAAAAAAAATAGTTCGTTAAAAGCCCATTTTTATTGGGCTGTAGAGCTAAAAATAATTAGTTAAAAATTAGGTTTATTAAAATATTTTTATTAAAGGCATTTATTTTATACAACTATTAATTTTTTTTACAATAGATAATATGGAGTTAAAAGATGAATATAAAAGAGGCGGTTCTGTCTACCATAAAGTAGTCGGACACGTTACCATAGTAAACGATAAAAATGAGTTTGCTAAATACAAAAAACTAGGACTAGATGTTTTCAAAGTGGAGAAAAAAAAGAAGGAAAAGAAAGATTCTGAATAATGCCAATTTTGATAAACGAAAATACTACAAGCAATCTAACTTTAACACTAAAGGAAAAGACTACATTATCTACTCCCGTTTATTTATTTCAGTTTAGAAATGTAACCGAGAAAGTTAGCTACTATTGTATAATGTCAGACACTAGCTTATACAAAGACAGATACAACGAATTTGTATTTACAGAAGGAACAGACCTACCATTAGCAGGAGAGCTTATATTAGGAGCAGGCGGTCAATATGAGTATTTTGTTTATGAGCAAACCTCAACAACTAACCTAGACCCTACCTTAGCAACTGGCTTAGTGGAAAGTGGCTTAATGGACTTAGAACGTGCAAGTACTACCTATAATCAGCACGACATAGATGTAACCTACAAAACACATCAAGTAACATGATGAACAAAGAAAATATTTTAATCTTTAATTTTGAAGCTAATAAGCCTCCAGTATTTAAAGAGGAAAGAGGGAAAGACTATATCGTATATGGTACAGAAGCACCTTACAAGAATTTATACCCAGACTATTTAGTAGAGCTTTACAATACCTCAGGAAAACATAATAGTATAGTAAACGGAAAGACTAATTACATAAGTGGTCGAGGTTGGAAAGTAGACCAAACAGTTAGAACTTTAGAGGACAAAGTTAAACTAGAAAACTTTATTAATCACGTAGGTAATGACTCTTTATTTGAACTTACAAAAAAGATTGTAAAAGACAATGAGCTTTTTGGCGGTTATGCTTTAGAAGTAATAGTTACTAAAGATGGCAAAGGTTTAATTATTAATCATATTGACTTTGGAGACATAAGAGTCGGAGTTGAGGAGGATACTTATTTCTATACAAGCGACTGGGCAAGTAGAAAACCAACAAGCAACGAGGACTTTGAAACATTAACATCATTTCCTTTTGATGGTTCTGCAATTAAAGGTGAAAGATACATTTGTTATTACAAGAGTTATAGACCAAATCTCAAAGAGTATCCCTTGCCAAATTACATAAGCGGGATAAATTACATAAAGAGTGATTATGAAGTATCTAATTATGTATTGAACTCAATATCAAATGGTTACAGTGGCGGTACGATTTGGAACTTTCACAATGGGCAACCTACTCAAGAAGCTCAAGCATACATAAAAAAACAGATTAAAAATAAACATCATGGCTCTAATAATGCAGGCGAACCAGTTATTATTTTCGACGATGGAAAGGACAAAGGAGTAGAGATAATATCTACTAACCCTAACGGACAAGACGACAAGTTTATTAATCTTAACCAACAGATACAAGACGAAATTTTTACAGCGCATGGAGTAGATGCTTCTGTATTTATTAAAACAATAGACACAGGCTTTAGCAATAACGCAGACGAGTTAAGAGTAGCTATTGAGGCAATGAATAGCAGTTACATTGAGCCTAACCAAATCATGTACGAAAAGTTATTTAATGACTTTGTTGTTTTGTTAGGAATGCCTAGCGGTTTAAAGATTGAAAAGATTGCACCAATATCTACACCACTTAGCGAAAATGCTTTGACTGCTGTAATGACTACAGCTGAAATAAGAGAAATGGCAGGACTACCTCCATTAAAAGCAGAGGAGCAATCAGGAGGAGCAGCAGACGCACTAGCTACATTATCTCCATTGGTTGCTACTAAGGTACTAGATAATATGACTGCTGAGGAGATAAGAGGCTTAGTAGGTTTGAAAGGCTCGCCAACTATAACTAGAACAGAATCTAAGTTTAGCGAGGATGAGGAGTTTAAATTTGATTTGTCAGAGTTTGGATATGCAGAAGATGAGCTAGAAGTAATAAGCGAAAAGGAGTTAGACTATAACCCTTTCGATTTTGCAGACATAGGAAGTATAGACAGCCAAATAATAGACATCGTTAAAGCTACTCCTAAAGTAACAGTAGAGGAGATAGGGCAGCAAGTAGGGGAAACACCTAGCGAAGTACAAGAAAGGATAGATAGACTAGTTAAGAACGGTTTATTAGACTTGACGAAAACAAAGATAAAAGTAACAGACGAAGGGGAGCGAGAAACATCTGAGTTAATTACAGTTTACAAATACAAGTTAAGACACGACGCACCATCTTTAAGAGGTGGCAGAAGTAGAGATTTTTGTAGAAAGCTAATGAAAGAGAATAGAAGCTATGAGCTTAAAGATATTTTAGCAATGAATAATAAACAAGGCTCTAATGTATTCGCTCATCGTGGAGGTTGGTATAATAACCCAGTAACAAAAACTAGAACCAATTACTGTAGACACGTATGGTCTGCACGTACGGTAAGACTTAAGAAAGATGCTTAGTAGTTACCAAAGGTTAAAATTTAAAAAGGACTTAGCGGTTAAAGTAGCTGACGAATTAAAAGAAGATATAGAATTTATTATAATGCGACCACACAGTAAAAGAGCAAAAGCAATAAGAAGGGAAGTAAAAGAGAAAAACAATGGCTAGAACTTTATTAATAGACATGGACTACATAAAGTCTAATAGTATCCTAGATGACAATGTAGACGAAAGGCTCATGGTGGATGCGCTCTGGACTGCTCAAAGAGAATACATTAAACCGATTCTAGGTACTGATTTATTCGACGACATTGTAACTAAAGCAGCAGCAGGAACACTAGCAGGAAATGACTTAATATTAGTTAATACTTATATAGCACCTTGCTTATTAAAATACTTAGTATTTGAGATGACACCAATACTAGCATACAAGTACAGAAACAAGGGAGTAGTACAGCAGACCTCAGAGAATAGCCAAGCTACCTCTTTCGATGACCTTAACCATTTATTGAATAGATGGAGAGATAAAGCGGAGATGTTTGCAGAGGACATAGTACGTTATCTTATTGCTAACCATACATTATTTCCTTTATATACAAGTAACTCAGATAGCGATGACATATTTCCTAGTAACTCTGCTTTTACTGGTGGGTTGTTTTTAGGTAATGAAAAGAGCAGAGGAGGATTTGATTATTTAAGAGACTGCTGCGATTAAGATATATGGCAAAGAATAAAGTAAAAAAGTTTAGTATAGTTGATAAGAAGCTAAGAAAGTTTAGAAATGAAAATAACCTACAACCAAATAATAAAACAATTCGAGGACTTCGCAACAGCTCACAGACAGATAAATGAATTCAAATCAGGAGACCTCTGGGAAATTGTCCAGAAAGAGTCTTTAGCAGAATTAAATTATCCAATGTTGTTTTTACAAGATAGTCCTGCAAGTATTGGAGATGGCTTTATTACAAACGGTTTTAACATACTAGTAATGGACAAAGCTAACGAGGGAACGGTAGAAACAGAAGTTAAAAGCGATACACTATTAATCTTATTAGATACTATTGCATATTTTGAAAAGCTATATACAGATAACTGGAAGTTTGTAAAGATAGAAAAGACTGGAAGTATAAGCAGTTTTACAGAACGATTCGACGATACCTTAACAGGTTGGACTATGAGTATGCAACTTAAACAACCTTTAGAATATAACGAGTGCCAAATACCACAAAATTAATAAATAAATAAAATGACAAACTCAGGAGAACTAATCGCTATAAATGGCGTAGTAATTATTAACGACACAGCAGAGAAAGTATTAAATGCAGACAGTTACTATATTTCAGAAGATACAGTAATATCAAGCATCAAAGTAAACGGAGCAGCTACAAATGTACTAGCTGACTATTTTACTACACCTGCTACAGGAGTAAAGAATGGAGTATTAATAACACCACAGAAAGGCGATTACTTTAGCGCTATAACTTTAACTAGTGGCTCAGTAGTAGCTATCTTAAAGTAGTCGTATGTACGGATACGGATATAGATATAACAGCGGTCTAGTATTAGGCGCAGGAGGAGGCGCACCTTTCGCTAATACTAAGAGCCTACTTTTTGATGGGATTGATGATTACATAGAGCTTGGTAGCATATCACATTTACAAAATGCAACAGAGTACTCTATTTCTAGTTGGTTCAAAACACCTTTCAACAATTTATATCAAGTGATATACTCTTGGGATGATGGAGCTGATGGTTACTTACAGTTGTTGTTAATTTCAGACGGTTCATTTATTGTTTATAATAATAGAACCTCTACTGCTTATGGGTTAAGTGCTACTGGTCTTGTTTCTGCTGACACTTGGTACAATGCACTTGTGGTTTTTGATGGTAGCGGTGCAACTAATGCAGACAGATTAAAATTGTATATTAACGGTAATCCAATTAGTTTAACTTTTACGGGAACTGTTCCAACTCAAACGGGTACAATGCTTATTCAAACAATGTGGTTAGGTGCAAGTACTGGTTTTAATTTTTGGGGGTTAGAAGGCAACATAGATGAAGTAAGTATTTTTGATAGGGTAGTAACTCCATCAGAAATAGTAACACTATCAACTGCACCAACTGAAAATCTTACAAGTCTTAATCCAATAGCTTGGTATAGAAACGGAGATAACGGTTCTTACAAGTCTCCACAATGGCTTATACCTAATAATGAGAACAAAGACAAAGTTTCAAATTATAGTTTTGAGTTTGATGGGATGGATGATTATGTTGATTGCGGAAATAGTGCGGCATTAAAACCAAACATTATAACGGTGAGTTGTTGGATAAAAGGCTCTGCTAACTCTGCTTTCACTAGGATAATAAGTCAAGACGGACCAACGGGAGGAGCTGATGCATACGGTTTTTACGTAACTACTGCAACAAATAAAATAGTATTCGCAATAAAAACAAACACAACCGGAACAGTTACAAGTGCAACGAGTGGGGTGGTGTTAGATAATAACTGGCATCATTTAGTAGGTACTTATGATGGTAGTGAAGTTATCTTGTACGTTGACGGGATTGCGGTTGGTAGTCCTTCGGCTGGCACATCTGTTTTAAGTTATGGGAGTGGCACTTTAACTATCGGATGTTTTTCAGAACCAACATCATTGCCGAGTTATTTATTCAATGGAAATATTGACGAAGTAGCAATTTTTGATTCTGTTATTCCTATTGGTGATTTATGGGATGGTAGCGGTCAACCAACAGACCTAAGCCTTTTACCAACTCCTCCAGTAGCTTGGTATAAAATGGGCGAAGAAGCTACTTTTAGCGGAGGAGTTTGGACAGTACCAGATGCAGTAGGAACTAACGATGGTACATCTAATGCAATGACAATAGAAGATAGAGTAGGAACTGCACCAAGTTCAGAGAACAATGCGGTAAGTATTAATATGGACGAAGTAGATAGAGTAACAGACACACCTTAAAAATATAAAAATGCACAACAATAAAACATACGCTGTAATTAACTTAATAGATATTTCACTAATTGATTTTACACAAGTAGCGCAAAGTTCAGCATCTACTATTAGAAAGTCATTAGATGACACGCAGTTTGTCATTAAATGGGAAGATGGATATACACCAACTTTTATAACTGATGGTTCGGTTGTTCCAATAGGAACATACGACCATCACGCAATTTTGGAATTAATGGCTACAGACAAATGGAGTGAACCAATAGAAATTTAAACAAGGCAGAGAATGGAGGGAATGGAGGCGACTTTTATTTTAAAAGATGTTATATACATTGTAGTTGGTGTAGGAAGTGCTTTAGGCTTTTACTGGAAGATGGTAATGTCAGACAGAAGCCAAGAGGATAAAATAAGACAGATGCAAAAAGATATACAAAAAAACGAATCTATAATGTTTAAAAAGTTCTCAGGTATGCATACCCGAATGGAGAAAAGCGAGGAGAAAAACAAAACAGAGCTAGACACTATTAACAAAGAACTAAGCGAAGTTAAAATAGGTATCTCTACTATTAACGGAAAGTTAGACATTTTAATAAAAAACAATGTATAGATTTAGCAATAGAAGTTTAGACAGGTTAGAATATGTTTCGCCTATTCTAATAAAGATATTAGAGGAGGGAATTAAGCACTCGCCTTATGATTTTGGTATACCTCGAGATGGAGGATTCAGAACCTTTCGCAGACAAGAGGAGCTTTATGCTAGAGGTCGTACAACTGAGCAACTAATCGAAAAGGGTATTGTAGGTATAGAGGGTAGACCTGACAAAAGCCGAATAACTTGGACTCTTAAAAGTATGCACATGACTGGCAACGCATTCGACATCTACGCTTATGTAGATAAACAAGCATCGTGGGATATGAAATACCTAGAGCCTATCGCTAGACATTTAATAAAAACAGCTTCCGACTATGGCATTATCCTTAACTGGGGTTATGACCTTTGGAAGAAAGACGGAGCGCATTTTCAAATAGACTAAAACAAAATTATGAAACGATTATTCAAAGATGGAATAGTAACAACTTTAATGGGTTTAACTATTCTAAGTATAGCAGTATCTCTATACATAAGTAAAAGCCATACAGAAACAGAAGCAGGAGCTGTAGCTGCTTTAGGAGTATTACTACTTAGAGCTAAAGATAGTTTAATAGGTCTTACTAAAAAGTGAAAGGCTTACTCCTTATACTTATATTTTTAACTTCCTGCAACCCTCAGAACAGACTTAATAGAAAAGTAAAGAGAGCAGAGAACTACGCCTATAAACATGGGCTAGTTATTAAAGACACTATAAAGGTAGTAGACACCGTAATAGTAGAGAACTACATACACGACACTACAAGCACGATAATAAGACACGATAGCACTATTGTAGTAAACAACGAGAAAGTCTTTCTAAGGTACTTTTATGACACTCTAAGACAAGAAATTTACCACGAGGTAGAATGTAAAGGAGACACTATAATTAGAGAGGTATTAGTTCCAGTAGATAAGATTAAAGTAATTGAAAAGGATAACCGATTCAACATTATTCTAATTGTACTACTAGCTGCTTTGTTCTTTGTGATTCTTAGAAGAAATTATGTAGCTTAAAATTTAGTATATTTACGCAAATTTAAAACTATGCAGCACAGAAATACTAAGCGACTAAGATTAAAACAAGACGAGTTCGACCTTATCCAAAAATACAGAAGGATAAAAGAGGAAAGCATAGCAGCAGGAGTTAATCCCGATGACGTAAAACATGGATGGCTCAAGACTGACAACAGTAGTCTATTCTTTAAAAACCCAAACTTTAAGACTGAGGCAAAAAATAAGTTTGCAGAGGACTTAATTAAAGAGCTAGAACAATACTCGCCAAAGTATCCTACTATAAAACGGAGCAAGTCAAAGGATGGGCATTTATTAGTAATAGACCCTGCAGACATTCATGTAGGTAAACTTTGTTCTATATTAGAAACTGGCAAAGAGTATAATCAACAGATAGCAGTTAGACAAGTAAAGGAGGGCGTACAAGGCATCTTAGATAAGTCTAGCGGATTTAATATAGATAAGATAAACTTTATTGCAGGTAATGACATACTACACACCGATACACCGAAAAGAAATACTACAAGTGGAACTCCGCAGGATACAGATGGAATGTGGTACGAGAATTTCTTAAATGCTAAGAGGTTATACGTTGAGGTTATAGAGCAGCTTATTCAGATTGCAGATGTACACTTTACTTTTAACCCTAGTAACCACGATTACATGACAGGGTTCTTTTTAGCTGATGTAATTAAAACACATTTCAGACATTGTAAAAATATAACTTTCGACTGTAGTATAGCACACCGTAAATACTTTAAATACCACAAGAACTTAATAGGCACTACTCATGGCGATGGAGCAAAGAACCAAGACCTACCCTTATTAATGGCTACAGAAAGACCTATTCTCTGGAGTGAAACAGACTACAGATATGTATATACACATCATGTTCATCATAAAAACGCAAAGGACTACATAGGGGTTACTGTAGAAAGTTTGAGAAGTCCAAGTCCTGCGGATAGTTGGCACGATAGAAACGGTTATGTATCTAAACAAGCTATAGAAGGATTTATACATCACAAAGAGAATGGACAAATAGCACGACTAACACATTACTTTAAATGACAAGGATAGAACTTTCTGATAATGAAATAGAGTATAGTACTTACTTCCCTATTCCAGACCCACACGATATAATGTACAGCTTTGAGGAGATGGTTAGAATGTACACTAAAGCAGACATTGAAGTTGATAACTATATAATAGAACGTGCAAAAGAAATAAGTATAAAAAACAGTAACTAAAATAAAAGTATTATATTTGTCCTTTCGTGGTTTAGTTTAGTTTGGAAAGAGAGTTAACATTCATTTGTTAGCTCTTTTTTTTGTGCCTAATTAAAAAAACTACCTGCAAAATTTTTTTATTCCAAAACTTATATTTAATATTGTTGAAAACTTTTAAACTATGGAAATACAAAAAATTAATACACGATTCATGCAAGGCAACAAAACTGAGGGAGTATTTGACTTACTGGCTGATTATTACGGAATGCCAGAAGTATGTAACAATGAAATAGATTTTTGCGATTGTATTTATTCAGATGGCTTTATTAGAGCTATTGAGCAAGATAACTTAATACCTGTTTTAGGCAGTCACCAATTAAATCAAGAAAGGAAAACAGAGCAAGAATATCATCATTTTATATATAACGAAGATTGCTATATTATTTACTTTAACTAAAAACTATAACACTATGGAAACATCATTCAATAAAATCTGCAAAAGTATTGCAACGCTTAAAACAGAGTCTCAATGTGAATCTATTGAGGCAATGATTAAAACCTTCAAAGAAAAGTATCAAAGAGAAGGACACGAGTATTCTTACATATTGGTAGGAGCTTTATTAATGGCTAAACAAATAAAATTTAACTAATGAAAAGAAAACTAACCCATTCACTTTGCGAGATGCAAAAAGTAAACAAAGACCTTTATGAAGTATTTACTACTGACTTTTGGGATAACGGAACTTATACAATTAAAGACATCTCACACCACTCAACAGAGCAGGAAGCAATAGAACAGAAATTAATTAACAAACATAAAAACGAAAACAAATGAAAGAACTACTAAACATTCAAAGCGAATTAAAAGCGCCTAAGAGCCAATACAATAGTTTTGGTAAGTATAAATACAGAAACTGTGAAGATGTCTTAGAGGCTCTTAAACCACTCTTAAAAAAGAACAAATGCACTTTGTATATCTCAGACAATATACTAGAGGTCGGAGGCTTAGTATTTGTAGAAGCAATAGCAACTATAAAGAATGAGAAAGACCAAGAGGTAGCAGTATCTGCACAGGCAGGAATAAACCCAAATAAGAAAGGAATGGATATAGCACAGTCTTTTGGAAGCTCCTCCAGTTATGCTAGAAAGTACGCCCTTAATGGTTTGTTTTTAATAGACGATACAAAGGATGCAGATACAGAAGCGCCACAGCCTAAGCAAAAAGAAAAGATAACAGATGGCAACCTCTCAGGAATGATGTTAAAAGCTAGTATAGGAGATTTAAGAACTATAATAAAAGACTTTACCTTAACAAAAGAGCAGCACAATAAAGTAGCAGAAATGGGTAAAAAACTAAAAGCTAAATAACTATGGAAACACTAGAAAGCATACCAGACGAAAGTAGAATAACTTTGTTGAAGTCAACTATTAAAGTACAAGAGAAAATTATACAAGCTCTTGAAGAACGAATAGAACTACTAAAACAAAACCATAAACTAGAAATTAAAAACTATTACATAAAAAAATAACTATGAAAATTAGAAGCAGCGCACTAGGAAAGATTATGACAAACCCACGTAAGAAAAGTGAAACATTGTCAGCAGGTTGTAAAACTTACATAAAGGAACTTGTAAAAGAGGACTTATTCGGTTATAAGTCTACAATAGATAGTAAATACCTAACCAAAGGAATAGACTTAGAAGATACGAGTATAGACCTTTATAATGAGGTACATGGTACTTTATACCTAAAGAATACAGAACGCCTCTCTAATGAGTTTATAACTGGCGAATGCGACATTAACGCAGAGGATAAGATAATCGACATAAAAAGCTCATGGAGTTTAGAGACATTTCCTGCATCTCCTGACGATGTAAATAACAAAGATTATGAATGGCAACTTAGAGCTTATATGTGGCTTTACAATAAACCTAAAGCAGAACTAGCTTACTGCATGGTTTCAACTCCAGACTACTTACTTAAAGACTGGGATAATTGGGATATACACAAAGTAGATAAACACGACCCTTTTTTAAGAGTTACCTGTATTAGTTTTGAAAGAGACACAGATAAAGAGCAGGAGATAATGGAGCGAGTAATTGAATGCGGTAAGTTCTATATTGAGTATAGAGATTCGATACTAAACAAACAACTAATACTAAGCTAATGAGAAAGGAGGACAGAGATAAACCCTACATTTATAAAGTCTATAATAGTAGGGGAAACTTAGAGGAGTACAGTAGGTATTACAGAACTAAACGAGAAGCTGTAGACTGGTACAATACTCATGGCAAATGGTTAGAGAAACACTTTAACAGAAAACTAATATTAATCGACACAGATATAAACTTATTTACTTATGTACCAAGCGCACTATTTAACAGACAAAGGAATTAAAGCCTATTTAAGAACAGTAGACGAGGAGGTCTACAGAAAACATAAACAAATGTATTTGAATCACGATAAACACATAGACAATATTTGCAGGATAATATTTGCATATTTTGATGTGCCACTAGAAAAGATAAAAGTAAAGAACAGACAAGCTCAGATCATAAGAGCTAAACAATTTACTGCTTATTTTCTTAGGCGAGAAGTTCGTAGAATAACCTTGACCGAGATAGGCCAAGTATTCGACCTAGACCATGCAACAGCTTTGCATTCTATTAGCAAAATAAAAGGACTAATAGAAATAGACAAAGAATATAGAGAGTATCACAATGAACTATGTACTAAACTAATGGACTTATATAGATAAAATTTAGTATATTTGTAACCAATTAAAAATTAATAAATTATGGAACTAGAAGTAAAAGGAACTATTAAAACAATAGGAGAAACAGTAGAAGGAGTTAACAAGGCAGGACACGACTGGCAAAAGTTAACCTATACATTAACCACAGACGAACAGTATAATAATTTTTATGCGTTTGAAGTATTAGGAAAGGATGCTAGTACAATGTTTAGAAAGTTTAACAAAGTAGGTGATAAGGTTAGCGTAAAATTTAATGTAAACACCAATGAGTGGAAAGGCAAATACTACACGACTCTACAGTCTTGGAGATGCACAAAAGACGATGTACAGACTACAGAGAAAGAAACTGTACAGGCTGAGACAGAGGATGATTTACCCTTTTAGGAAGGTAATACAATTATTTTTAAGCAACGGATATAAAATAAAATAGCTATATTTGTACAAGTTAAAAAAATAATTACAATAGATATATGTGGGCAGGTACAAAAGGTCTACAGTAATATATTAATAAATTGAACCCTTTAACGGTTAGTAGAGTTGTACCCTCGAACGCTGTTAAAGGGTTTTTTTATGCAAGCACATGAGTAACGGATGGATTAAAATACATAGAAAATTATTAGATTGGGAGTGGTACGATGAGCCAAATGTAATGAGGTTATTTTTACACTTGCTTTTAAAAGCTAATCACAAAGACAAAAGCTATAGAGGTACAGTAATAAAAAAAGGTACGCTTTTAACTGGTAGAGATTTACTAGCTAAAGAGACAGGGTTAAGTATTCAGCAAATAAGGACAGCAATAAACAAGCTAAAATCAACCAACGAAATAACCATTAAAACCAACAAACAAGGCTCTGTTATTCAAATAGTTAAGTATGAAGAATACCAAATAGTAACCAACATAGTAACCAACAAGCAACCAGATAGCAACCAACAACTAACCACTAACAAGAATGTAAAGAAAGAAAAGAAGTTAGTGTATCGCAGTTTTAAACACCTAAGTATAACTGTTGAGGACGTAAGAAAACTAGACAAGGAATACACAAAGAAACAAATAGATTATATTTTAGATGCTATAGAAAACTATGCTAAGAATAAAAGCTATACATCTTTATATCTTACAGCTAAGAAATGGCTCGCTAAAGAATACCCTAAGCCAAAAGAAAAAATAGTTATTCACCCTAAAGACTACCTAGCATGATATTAGAAAACAACTCAGGCAAAAAGTATTTAGATTCTATTAGGGATGGTAGCTTTAAACTAGGATTAGAAATTGGATGCCCTCTGGATTCACATCTGCGCTACAAGCAAGGTACATTTAATGTTATGGCTGGACACGCCAACGTAGGAAAGACTAAATTTATACTTTATTATTATCTTTGTTTAGCTGTAAAGCACTCTAAAAAGTTTTTAATCTTTAGTGCTGAGAATAGCACAGGAGGAATTAAAAGAGATTTAATACAACTCCATGCAGGTAAACAACTAAAAGAACTTGACGAGCAGCAGTATGAATATCATTTTAACTGGGTAGGCGAACACTTTAAATTTATAGACTTTGAACAGTTCTACAGAATTAACAAAAGGTTTATGAACTTTAGAGATGTGTTTAAAGCAGCTTTAGATGACTGCGAGTACTTTGATGCTTTGGTTATAGACCCTTACAATAGTTTAGCAACCTGCGAAGATATAAAAGGCAATAGCCACGAAAGAGATTATGCAGTAGCTAGTGAGTTTAGAATGTTCTGCAAACAAAATAATAAAAGTATTTACTTACTTGCTCATGGAAATACAGAAGCTCTACGTAAAACTTTTACAAAAGGACATGATTTTTACGGACACCCTATTCCGTTAATGGCATCCGATATTGAGGGAGGCGGTAAGTGGGTAAACAGAGCAGATGACTTTATCGTAATACATAGACTAACTCAGCACGAAAGTGAATGGATGAAAACAGAGGTACACATCCGCAAAATTAAAGAAGTAGAAACTGGAGGCACACCAACCTTTATGGAATCGCCAGTTATTTTTCACATGGACAAAGGAGGATTAAGTTTTAATTGTTACATTCGTCAAAAAGATTATAGTATATTGCCACCTAATGCAAAAAACCCATTAAGCGATATGCCAGTAGTAGAACCTAAACAAACGGAATTAAAACCAAATAAAGCATTTGATATAAACCATACCATAGAACCAAAGCCAACTAAAGACGAGGACTGGCTAAGTGGTTACATGGAAGAGGAAGAATTTAAGATATGAAAGTAACAGATAAAATAACAATAACGAATGAGGATAATATGCAGTTAATGGCACGCTATCCAGACAACTATTTTGATTTAGCTATTGTAGACCCTCCTTATGGTATTGATGTTACTAAAATGACACTTGGGAATGGAAAGAAAAAAATTAATAGGGGTTTATCAAATTGGGATAGTAGTATACCTACTTTAAAATATTGGAATGAATTGTTTAGAGTTTCTAAAAATCAAATAGTATGGGGAGCAAATTATATGACAACATTTTTACCTCCAAGTATGGGTTGGGTGTTTTGGGATAAAGGAACAGGTGCAAATGATTTTTCAGATGGCGAACTTGCATATACAAGTTTTAATAGGGCATTACGAAAATATAAAGTTTCTTGGGTTGGTGCTAATGCTAATAATGGCACTCCAAGAATACACCCAACAGAAAAACCGATACAACTTTACGAATGGTTATTAATGAACTACGCAAAAAAAAACGATAAAATACTTGATACACATTTAGGAAGTGGAAGTATAGCTATTGCTTGCCATAACAGAGGCTTTGAGTTAACAGCGTGCGAATTAGATAAAGAGTATTACGAAGCAAGTATTAAGAGATTTAAACAACAGACAGCACAACAAACAATGTTTTAATTATGACACTAGAACAACTAACTACAAAACTAGAATTGAATATTCTTATTGAAAGGGTACTAGAAAAGAACGGAGCTTATAAACAGCCTCTAAGCAAAGAAGAAGCTCTAAAAGGTCTTACCCTATCAGAAGACGCTAAAAGTACCTTAAACACGCTTAAAAGTGCCTTAGAACAGATTAACAAACTGTATGACCTAAGCATCATGTACAGTAAAGAATTGAAAAACAAAGATTCACAGATATACAAACTATCTGTAGAAAACAGTAAACTAAGGACTAGAGCTAATTTAGCAGACCAAAGAACAAACAACATAACAGATTATATTGAACTACATAAAAACAAAACGACATGAAACTACTAAAACAATGCACACTCGATGGAGTGACAAGACGAAAAGACAAGAGCTTAAAAATTTCTTTTATTACAAACCTAGAGCAAAGCAGTACAGAATTAATGGAAGTCGACAAGCTACTAGACTCAAACGGAATACTATACTTTAAAGATAGTGAAGGACTTTCTACAGATGAAATAAACCAAATTGATAAGGTTGTACTTGACAAACCAAACGGAAAGACCCAGAGCGAAAGACTTAGAAATGTATTATATTTATACTGTAAACAGAAGATGAGCAAAGAGCCAACTAAAGAGCAGTTTGCTGAGTTCTACCAAAAGTACACAGAGAAGTATATCCAATATATTAAAGACCAGTTAAACTAAATGCCACGCTGTAAAGTTTGTAAAGATAAATTTGAGCCTAAGTACTTTCTCCAGAAAACTTGCTTTGAGCCTAGCTGTATTTTGGAATGGAAAAACAAAGTAAAAGCCAAAGAATGGAAAGCAGAAAAGAAAGTATTAAAGGATAAGCTAAAAACTTACAGCGACCATGTTAAAGAGCTGCAAGTAATAGTAAACAAATATGTAAGACTAAGAGATAAAGACAAAGGATGTATAAGCTGCGATGCTCCATTACTAGGAAAGTACGATGCAGGACATTACTACTCAGCAGGAGGTAACCCAGAATTAAGATTTAACATAGACAACATTCATGGGCAATGTGTTTACTGCAATCAACATCGACATGGAGCTTTATTAGATTATACTGAAAGGCTACCAAATAGAATAGGGTTGTGTAGATTTGCAGAACTAAAGAAACTAAGGGGAGTAGCAAAGAAGTATTCAATCCCTGACCTGGTAGAATTAAAAGTAATTTATAAGGACAAAACAAAAAAGTTGTAATAAAATTTTTTTATTCGGAATATCTTTTTTACTATTGTTTAAAATTAACTAAATAAACTAAACACTATGGAAAAGAATCATAAAGCATTATTATTAAAAGTAACTATAATCACAAAACAGTTATTAAAAAGAGGTTTTTCTGTTAAAGAAGCGAAGGAATTAATAATGCTTACAATAGTACCTCATAAAAAGTTAATTGATAAAGGTAATGTTTATCAATCACTTTGCGATTTAGATAGACTAATATTTTAAACAAAAAAATATGAATATTTTAAAAGAAGCAGATAAAATAATAAACGAAAGAGCAGAAGAAAAAGAAAGAGCTTATGGACCATTTGAAGATTCAATGACAAAAGCCGCCTCTATTGCATCGGAATTATGTAATAAGCACATAACTACAGAAGACTTCTATAAGTGCATGATAGCTCTTAAGATGAGCCGTATGGCATATAATTTGAAAGAAGATACATTGCTAGATTGTGTAGCTTATGTTGGTGCGCTAAATAACTACAAAAATGATTAACAACAGATTTGAACGAGACTACAAGCATCTTTTAATGGAGTGCTTAATAAATGGAGAACTGACAAATAATAGGACAGGCGTAAAAACATACAAGCTTTTTAACAAGACATTTAATATAGACCTACAGAAAGGTTTTCCAATTGTAACAGCAAAAAAAATAAACTTTAGCTTTGGGTTACACGAGTTTTTATGGATATTCAATGGCAGAACAGACTTAGCTTATTTAAACGAGCATGGTATAAAATGGTGGAATGGGTTTGCCAAAAATGGAAAGCTAGGTAAAGTATACGGCTATCAGTTAAGAAAGTTTGGGGGCAGTTTTGACCAAGTAGACTATGTTATTAATGAAATAAAAAACAACTCCAGAAGAGCTGTTATAAGTTTATGGAACCCAAACGATTTAAAAGAGCAAGCCTTGCCATGTTGTTATACTCATTTTAACTTTGTTAGAGCTGGGAATAACTTAAATATGTCAATGGACTTTAGAAGCTCAGATATGTTTTTAGGGTTGCCTTATGATATAATTGTAGGAGCTTTACTATTAACTACTATAGCAAAAGAGTGTGAACTTACGCCGAGCAAGCTGGGTATAAATTTAAAAGATGCACATATTTATGAAAATCATAAAGAGCAAGTAATAGAATACAATAGAACAGAAACACATGTACTACCCTCTTTGACAGGAGGCATTGAAAAATACGAGTTAGATAATTATACTCACGGCAAATATATTAAAGCAAAACTAAATAAATAAACAAAAATTATGAAAAACCAATTTGAATTAATTAGAGAATGGGCAGAGTCAAAAGGAATCTATGAGAAAGGAGATGTAAAGACTCAATATGTAAAACTTCAAGAAGAAGCAGGGGAATTAGCAAAAGCTATAATGAAAGATAATTATGAAGAGTTTGTAGATGCTATAGGAGATTGTGTTGTTGTTTTAACAAGTATAGCTGAGTTAGGAAATAAGCATTTTAATATTCAGCCTTTTGACAAGCAATTAACTATTGAAGAGTGTATTGATACAGCTTATAATGTTATAAATAAAAGAACAGGTAAAATGATTAATGGAACTTTTGTAAAAGATAATTGATATGAGGAAATATATAGCAAAAATAAATATAACAGAAGCGCTTTTAAAAGAGAGCACAGGGTATATAGGAGAGAAAGTATTTGAACAATGGTTTATGAACAACTTTCAAGGAGAACAACTATTTAAACAAAACGCTGATAGAGATTACCAGCAGATTGATTTTGTAGATGACAAGGGCTATAAGTATCAAGTGAAAGCTACAAGAGAAAAGACTTATACGTTTAATTGTATATTAGAAGATATTGAGGAGCATTTAGCAAGTGACGTATATGTATTGATACAAATAAAAAATAAAGTTGCCTATATTGAAACCTTTTACAATAAAGAGTATATAAAACAAAATATAAATCAAAGCTTTAAATATAATAATAGTTTTATATGGGCGAAAGATCTACAGCAAAATGTATTAGATATATGAAGCAATTAAATATGTTAACCCATATCGATAAAATAAACCCACCTAAAAAGAAAAAACCAAGTAAATATATTCTTAAAAATATTGTATTAAAAAAAGTATTATATTTACAAACGTGAACGAAGCATTTTTAAAAGAGAAACAGCAAGTAATAGAAACTGCTTGTAAGAATATTTGCAAACATTCTGACATCTGGAAAGACTTAGCGCAGGAGGTAAACATATATTTTCTAACGAATGAGTTACCTAGCAACCTCAATAAGATAGATGGGTTTATATTTGTAGTAGCTTATAAAATGTTTCACTTGTCAGGTAGCGAGTTTAACCGTTTGCATTTTGATAATGTTTTACAAGAATCTACAGAACTTGACTACTTAAAATTAAAAGATATTCCGTATATTAGTAACAATGTTTACAAGGAGTATTTAGAGCAAGTGAAACAGTTAGACGAAATGGAACGTATTTGGGTAGAGGAGATAGTTAAAAGAAACCTATCTATAAAACTATTCTCAGACCACACAGGGATACATAGAACCACAGCAAAGGAACGAATGGAAAGTATATACAACAAAATAAGAAATAATAACAAATGAGCATAATAGTAATTTCAATACTGGCGATACTAGGATGGACTAGCATATTCAAACAAACCTTTACAACTAAAGAGGGGTTTAAATATGTTTATGAGCCGATAAGTAAGATACTTTATACATTAGACTTTAAGCCTGTGAGCTGTGCTTATTGTTTGTCTTTCTGGATAGGTCTAGTTTTTACTATTGTTTCACTAGATTTAAGTTATATGGTTATATTTTTATACTTTGCAAAACAAGACTAATGGATTACAGAAAACTTAAATGGGGAGCTTTAAAGAGCTATGCAACTAAGCTAGGGATAAACACCAAAGGAATGACTAAAGTTATTCTATTAGAGTGGTTAGATGCTATGCCAGACGTAGCACATGGAATAGAGGAGCTAACACCTTTTACAGGTATTAAGCAAGAGCATCCATTATTTGAGGAGATAAAAGACTACTTACCATATTTGAAAGCATATAAAAAGCTCCATGCAATTAGTCCAGTACCAGAAGTGAACAAAGCAATAGCTGCATTATTCTTAAAATACATAGAGGAGGATAAAAACATTAGGTTAAATTTAGGCTGTGGAATATGCAAGCAGAGATATTATGAGAGAATGATAGCAGGATATAATAGGTTAGTAGATGAGTATGGAGGAGGAGAACGTATATAGCTACTGTTTAGAAGTCCACGAGGATGGAAACCTCTACATGGTAACTGAGTATATGAATGGATACATAACTATTTGGGCAGCGAATGCTACAATAGAAGCAGATGGAGAAGTATATTTTATTAACTTATATGAAGACTAAACTAATAATATTACTTATTTTTATTTGTAGCTGTTCTACAAGCAAAGACCTAGAGAACGGTATTTTTAAAAATGGTTACTCTCTGAATAAGTTTAACACCAATTTATTCGATGTAACATTAAATGATGTGGTAATAGCTCATGTAACATCTATCGAATGGGAATATTTTAAGGGCAAGCTAGTAAGGGAGGTATCGGTAACAACTAAGAACCATATGAAAGACAAAGACATTATAGATATGATAAAATTCCTACATTCTAAGTATCCTGACTTTAAAATAGAAGTGAATAACGATAATACAGATAAGTTTTATGAAGATTAAACGTAAACACTACAAAGCTCTACAGTACGCCTCTTTAATTCAGAGGTGGAAATACTTACCCAGAAACTTTATATTTGAAGTGGTAAACAATAGCGAGGTAAACGAACAGATGTTAAACAGAAATAGAATAGAGCAGAATGGTAAAAGAATTTGAAGAAATGGATTGGAGTAAAGAATACACATATAAAGATAAAAAGATATACATAAGTCATGAGACTAAGAAGTATATTATCTGTTCTTTTAACGAGAACGGAGTAGGAAAGTTTAAGCTAGATAAAACAGAGTTCTATGGGTAATGCCTTAGTGAATAAATGGCAAAGTAAACTAGGGTTAAAAGAGTGGAGCTTTACTACAGAGGAGATACAACCTGAGCAAGTTACTTATGGGGGTTATGTCCCCCAAAAAGATAGGTACTTTATAGGGATAGAAATAGACAAAGAAAATAAAGCAGGCACTATCTACCACGACAGAGAATTAACAGAAGCGGATATAATACATGAGCTGCTCCATGTTAAGTACCCAAACAAAAGCGAGGACTGGATAAATACAACAGAAAAACTAATACTAGATGAAAACAATAATTGAGTACACAGATTCGGAAGATGACCAAATGGCATTGAAAAGAGCTATTAAGTCAACTGATATGGCATGTGTATTATTTGAGATACAAATCAACATGAAGAAGAAGATGGTTCACATGCTTGATGCATATAATGCAACGGATGCTGAATACGACTTACTAGACAAAGTGTGGGAATGTATCAATGAGGAGTTTGATGCACATGAAATACATATTGATGACTTAATTTTTTAAATAAACTAAACAATGAATAAAGAGCTAACGCCTAAGGAGCAGAAATTTGCAGAGCTATGTGTAACACTAGGTAATCAAACAGAAGCGTACAGACAGGCTTATAACGTCTCTAATAAAGATGCTGAATGGATAAAAGTAAAGGCATCACAGATAGCAAGTAAGGATAACGTAAGGTTAACTATCAACAAACTAAAGGGAGAGCTATCTGAAACACATGGAATAGATAGAGCTTTTATCTTACAAGGTTACTTGCAAATCATTTCAGATGCAGACTACACATTCCAGTTAGGAGCAGACAATACGCTAACTAAGGAAGATAAGCAAGCCTTTTATAGGATCATGAATCAAACTAAGAACACCGACAAAATAAGAGCCTTAGAAGCAATATCTAAAATGATGGGATTGAATGAGCCAGAAGTAATAGAGCATAAGCATACAGTCAAAACTTATAAAACAAACTGGGGATAATTGGAGGAGGTAGACTTATATAGACCACATCCTAAACAAAGGGAGATACATAAGGCACTAGACACAGATATAAAGTATTGTATAGTTTCTATTGGTAGGCAGTTTGGGAAGTCTACACTAGGGGAGAATCAATCTATTAAATGGGCATTAGAAAATAGCCATTGGAAAATAGGATGGGTTAGTCCAATATACAAACAAGCTAAGAAAGTTTTTAAGGACATAGAGAAAGCTGTAATAGGCTGCCCATTTATTACCAACGTAAACAAAGGAGACTTAATACTAGAATTTGCTACAGATAGCTCTATACAGTTCTACTCAGCAGATGCCTATGATAGTATTAGAGGGGAGACATTTGACGCTTTAATATGTGATGAGTTCGCATTCTTTAAACCCGAAGCATGGAACGAAGTACTTAAAGCTACTGTATTAGTGCGAGGCAAAAAGGTACTTATCTTATCCACTCCGAAAGGGAAAAACCAATTTTATAATTTGTTTAACCTAGCAGAACACAATAGCAACTATATTTCATTTAGAGGTAGCTCATACGATAACCCATTTATAGACCCTGCTGAAATAAAGGAAGCAGAAAGGAACTTACCAGACCACGTATTTAAGCAGGAGTACCTAGCAGAGTTTTTAGATAATGGGAGTAGTGTATTCAGAAATATACAAGAGTGCATTAAAACGTCTGTAAACACGTCTAGCCTTTATGCAGGAATAGATTTAGGTAGGTCTGACGATTATACAGTTTTAACTATTGTAGATTCAAACAATATAGAAGTCTACTCTGAAAGGTGGAGGCACATGGAATGGAGTGCAATAATTAATAACATAGTAACCCAGTTAAATAAGTACAGACCTAATACCTTAGTAGAAAGTAACGGAGCGCAAGACGCTATCTTCGAACAGATAAGAAACAAGGTAAGCTACAATAAGAACTCAATACAACCATTCGTTACCACATCCAAAAGCAAGCAGAATATAATAGAGGACTTAATCGTAAAGTTTGAATCTATGGAGATCGGAATAATTGGACACGATTGGCAGATTAATGAGCTAGAAGTATTTACTTACGAATACAATGTAAAGACTAGAGCAATAAAATACAATGCTCCTGTAGGCTTACATGACGATTATGTAATGAGTAGAGCAATAACTAACCACGCTTTAAAAACTATGAAAAGCTCAGGAAAGTATTTTGTATATTAATATACAACTAATTTAATTTTTTACAATAGACTATTATGAGAATACCTAAAAGCCTTAAAGAAGTTTTAGTTAAGGACTACATACAGATAAACAAAATTCGTAGCGCAGAATACGATAACCCTTTTACTAGGACTATAGACCTATTGTGTATTTTCAATGACAGAAAGGATGTTTTAAAGTGCAAACCATCTGAGTTAGCTATTGACCTTAACCACTTATTAGTAGAGCCTAGTAGAACTCTAAAACAGTATTTCACTATTAACGGTAAACGGTACGGAATAGTTAACCATATTAACGATTTGGAAGCAGGGCAATACATGAGCTTCACAACTTATTTAAAAGGGTTTGCAGATAACCCTAACGTACATATTGAGCAGATGCCTGACATTCTAGCTAGTGTTATCTTTCCAGTAGACAAGAATAATAAGGTAATGGCAATAGAACCTAGTTACTTTCGTAACCTAGCAGATGACATACGTAACACAATGTCGATAGAAGATGCTTTCCCGATTTGTGTTTTTTTTTGTCTGCTGTCAGCGAACTTACGTCAAACTACTCAGGACTTTTTGAACACGAAACTAGAGAGCATGACGGAGGAGAGCAGGGAAGCGATTTTGGAGGTAGCGAAGGATTTGGAGAAAGATGGGGTTGGATTGCCACCCTCGATAACCTCTGCAATGGAGACTTTACAAAAAGACCATATTACGAAAAAATGAACGTGATAGAGTTTTTAAATATTTGCAGCTTTGTAAAAGAGAAACAAAAAGCAGAAGCAGCACAGCGTAGAATGGAGGAACTAAAAAGAAGATGAGCGAAGGACTAGTAACAAAGCATAGCACAATAACTCAGGTACTAGAGGACTTTGGTAATGAGATGATAATAGACTTGAGGGCGCAGCTTGTTAAGGACAAGGCTTATGTTTCAGGGAACTTAGCAGAGCAAATAGAGTTTACATCTGTAATCAATGGCGAAGGCTTTGTATTCTCGCTTAGGTTAAAAGACTATTACGACTACGTGAATAAGGGAGTAAGTGGAACAGACAAGAAAAGGAATACTCCCTACTCTTATATGTCTAGCTCTAAAATACCTTTTTACTTTGCTAAACAATGGATAAATAACAAAGGGTTGTTTAAAA